ACCTATGGGATCAGTATTATTGGTGCCAATGCCGATTGTTCCACCAACACCCACGTTAAATGAACTTGAGTCCTGTGAACTTAAATATTCATTTGTAAGTTCTTTATCATAGAATAATTTAAAATCGAAGTTTAACAATGTTGAACTTGTTAATCCAAAATTTAACTTTGAATTTTTAACAACATCAATTCTTGGATTAATTAGTCCTATTGATTGATTATTGCCACCAGTATTTGCAGTTATGTTTACGGTTCTTACTGGATTAGAATTAATGTCTAAAATTGTTTCAGAAAGTTGAAATCTTCTACTACTTACTCTGTTAACAAAATATGTTCCTGTACTTAATCCAGTTGCAGAACCATCATAAAATACTTTGTCACCAGTTTCAAAACCATGATTAACTATATCTATTTGATTTGTTTCAACATCAGCAGCATTAAACAATATTGGATTTAAAATTAACTTTTCAAATGCTTCGTTATAATTAACAGATATAGGAGTTGTATTTCCAAGACCAACATCTAGATTAGGTATCACATTAAGTTTTATTGTATCTCCTTCGATTAAATTATGGATTGTAGTATTTGCTGCTGCTACATTTGTTGATACAGTAGTTGTAATTTTATCAATGTCACCAGTTATTTTTTTATTATCACTTTGGAAGAAGTATAACCCAGAGGAAATACCAGAGTTAGAACCTTTTGTATAGAAATATAAACCTTCACTTGTGCTTCCAATTCCAACTCTAGTTGTTAAAATACCAATATTATCTTTACCTTTGTCTATGATGAATACATCAAGTGAATTTTGCCCTAAATGAGGTACTTTAAATTCAGTTACTAGAGGTGTTGTACCTACATCAAATCTATTAGCACCATTTCTTTTATGTAAAGTAACTTTTTGACCAGTCTTAAATGGATGGTTTGGAATACGTATCGTCCTGGTTGGTATTGATACTACTTTTTTTAAGTCTCCAATAAATGTATCTACATCTATAGCACCACCACTTGTAGTTCCAACTCCAACTGATTGAGGACCATTAAAGTAAATTATATCATCTGGTTGAGATTCAAATTTTGTAGTTTTAACAGGTATACTAATTGTGTTATTCAGTGCATCAACATTCGATCCAAGAGTATGAGCAATACCTGTATGTCTTAATATTCTAATTATTTTTTCCTGATTAAAGATATCTAATACTCCTACAGTCTCTACATCAGTTACATTTCCTGAACCAATTCTTATAGAACCACCGATTGCAACATTTGTTGGTATTTTTGAAAGATGAATATCTTGAATTAATCCGTTTGCAGAACCGATTGTCATAGTTTTTGCAAGAGCAACTCTATCTGTTCCTACACCAACTTTAAACGAATCAGTCAAATTAACAATTGAACTACTTAATCCAGAGATGGATACAAATGATTGATTATTTAATTCAATAAATGGTAAAAATTGTGCAGTTACTTGATTGTAACTATTCCAAGTAAAAATAGCATTTTCAAATGAATTAATAGTTGTATCAATTCGAGAAATACCTATTCCAACTATTTCATCAACTTGTGCACGGAATCCTGAACCATTTGTTCCTTCATCATCAAATTCTGTAATATCTCCAACTTTGTATCCTGTTCCACCATTTAGAATAGTGACAGCATCAACACCACCTTTAGTTACTGCTTCAATTTTTGAAATTTGTCTTATTTCTTCATATGATTCAACAACAAAATCATTTCCAGCAAATTCTTCATCTACATTATATGGTAATGTATTTCTTCTCAATCCAGAATTATTAAAATCAAATTCTTGATTTAAAATTTGATTTTCTGCAATAAATGGTGAACGATATGTGTTACCAATAAAGTATGGATATACACCTTCTAATTTGTTTGTACCAGTTCCTAATCCAACAGTAGCAAAATATGCATACACACCATTAGGAAATTCAGGTGTTTTTCCAAATCTACCATTATGAACATCTAAATCACCTGAACCATCAAATATATTATCCTCAACAAAAAATCCTGCTGAATATCCAGGTGGACGATTTTTTACCCTATTAGCATCAGTTTTGTATGAAGATTGAAGTATCTTTAGGGGTGAGTTTATATTACTAGGATCAGAATAACCAAATGGACCATATATTGGATTACCATCATAAGCCCAACCTACTATTGGAGAGTGTCCTGTGATATTACTGAACTCACCATTTGAAGTCACATTGAATGTATTTTCAAAATTATTTGCAATATCCTGTGAATAACCTAGTATACTAAACTTCAAACTGTCTTCTTTCTTACTTAAGAATGAATCACCAAATCTATGGTTGTTATTTAATGTAAGACTTCTAACTCTTGCTATGAATGAACCAGAATTTCCTCTTGAAAAACCTCTAACCTCAGTTGAAAATGAACTATATCCTATTCCACTATTAATTACTATGGCATCAATAACTTGACCATTTTCTACAACTGGGCGTACAACAGCACCTGCCCCTACGCCATCTCCTGTATTTAAAACTCTTATTTCAGGACTTGAATTATATTCTCTACCCCTATTAACAACTGCAACATCAGTGATTCTACCATTTACAATTATAGGTTTAAATTCAGCAAATCTTCCATTTTCAATTGTAACTTTTGGTATTACTTCTTTATCAAGTGTTACTGAACCATAATTTGTACCATCTTCATAAAGATAAGCACCAATTATTTGTCCTGTTACAACAGGTGTTATTGTAATATCTCCAGTTATTGTTGAACCAAAAGAAACATCAACATTAACTTTTATTTTCGGATAATTAAATATTTGAAATCCTTCTCCAGAAGATGTAAAGTTAACATACTTACCTCTATTGAAGTTTACAATAGAAGTTCCACCTATTCCAGCATCTGCTAACTGGAATGTGTCATTTGTTAATTTTTTTATATAATATGAAGATGTTGTGCTTAGACCTTGTATTGGTGTTGTTTCTGCAGAATATTCAACAACTTCACCACTTTCAAATCCGTGATTTTTGAAAGTAATAACATTTAAAGATGTTGATACACCTATAGGTTTTACTCTTAATTTACGGTGAGTATATCCAGAACCTCCCTCTAATACCTTTACTGCAACTAAAGTGTTTTTATTTTCAGTTTTAAACTTATGAATACCACTTGCAGAAGTGTCTGTGGATAATCCAATAGTGTTTATACCAGTAGTTCCAAATAATGCGTCTGTTGGAGTATTAAATAATCTAACTGTTGATGGATTTACAGATCTTACGTAATATGGAGCACCATCAGACAGAGTGGTTGAAACTTGATTTAGCAAATCATATGCTGTTCCAATTCCGATAGGAGAGTTACCATTTGATCCATAATATACAAGTTGACCATCATCTAAATTATGATTATTTTTAAATGTTATTGTTTCATTTACAATATCAACTCCACCATTAAAAAATACATCTCTACTGTCAAATTCTAATTCTCTATTTCGTGTTCCTAATATTGGTTGTAATGAACATCCACTTCCGTTACCTCCAGTTAAAGAGATACTAGTCACTTGATCAATATCAAATAATTGAGGATCTACATATACTTCTTTTACTGAACCTTGAATTATCGGTTCAACTGCAGCACCAACTCCACTACTTGTTTCTATACCAACTATAGGAGGATTTACTATGTCATATCCTTCTCCACCGTTCAACAAATCAACAGACTCTAATGGACCATAATATATTTGATTATCAGAAATTGGTGAGCGAATTTGAACTCCATTTATTAAAATACCTATATCATTTGTTGGTATATCTTGATTAGAACTTACAAATAAATTTTGAGTTAATGGTATCTTTCTTAATATCTTGTCAGAATCTAATTCTCTAGTTGCATGCTTTTCTAAAACAAATCTATGAACGTCTGTAGTAGAAGTCGTAGGTCCTACAAGAACTGTGCTTGCTGAACCAATCTGTGCAAGAGAATTAAATATTCTAATCTTAGTAATATCTTGACCAGGTTGTGGTATAACTGGATCTACAAAATATGTTCTTCCAGTATCTAATCCAACTAATGCTTCTCCCTCTGGTTGATATACAACTGCGTCACCTTGAATAAATTTTATATTACGTGATACAGGGAAATTGATAAAAGTGTATTTGTCATTTAGAGGGTTGAATTCATCTAATCCAGCAGCAGTTCCACCAATCAAACTTTCTTCAACAATATCAGTTGTTATAGGGTAACTTGGTAATGAATTAGAAGCGACGTATCCATCAGTATTACCGTCAGTGTAAACTGCTAAAGTATCTGCAATTAAATTATTATTACCTTCTTTTAAAGTAACACCTGAACTTGTTACTTTCTGAATTTTTCTACGTATATCATATAATAGATTTACATCTTGTGTAAATCCTGCAATATTTGTAGCGGTGATTTGATTTAATGTAACATCAATGCTTGCTACTTCACCACCACCAACTACAATTTGTTCATTTCTTTTTAATATTTCAAATAAATCTCCTTTTTTCAAAGATGATTTATCAATTGGAGTTTTTAATTTAAAAGTAGAACTACCAAAGGGTATATCAACTTGAAATCTTGAACTTGTATTGTAAATCCAAGAGTTAGCATATATTTGTTTATAATTTTTATTATCATTAAATATTTTCTCACCTATATTTTTAACAAAAACATTTTCAGATTCATTAACTAACTTGATGTCAGTGATTGGTATCAGTTCAGATAATACTCCAGTAATTCTTAAATCAATTCTTTTTGTTAAATCACCATTTTCATACCCAAATATTGTTTCATTATCTCTAAGATCTTCAGCAGTTCCGATTCCAACACCAACTCCAGTACATCCGAAAAACTGATTTAAAGATTTAGATGTGTAATCTATAGAGAGATTTCTACCACTTATTACGGTTCCTGTTGTACCAAATCCTACAGTCGAGTCTACATTTATAATTGAAGCGTTGGGTTGTACCTCATCAAGTACTTTTGTAAAACCAGGTACTTTGAATACACCTTCAATTAAATCACGATCACTAAAACCAACGAATAAAGCAATTTTATAATAATTTTTACCACCTCTTTTTATGATTTCTACCTCTGACACTGAAGCATTAGTAGATGTATCAGTTGATTTGAATATGGTTTGACCAGTTAGATTTTGAGGTTCTCCATCTGTAGAAATTAAATCTGCTACAACAACTTCACGACGTATAAACTCAGCGTCTGATGGTTTGATTAAATTTCCCTCTAAATCAAGAACCCTTGATTCAACTCCAAATAATACTTTAAATAATATTCTGACAGATTCTTCAATACCTTTTGATTGATAAAAAGAGCGAGCAAATTTTGCAAAATTACCTACATCTAAATCTTCAGAAAAATCATTATTTTCTAAACCAGGTAAAAATTGTTTCTTTAATTTTTTGAAAAACTCTTGAATGAATAATACTGATAAATTTGTTAAAGATGCTCCAGTGGTATGAGTTTCTGCTGTAGTTTGTTCAAATTTTAATTTTTCACGATTAATTTCAAGAAGAGATGATGATATTCCAACGTTGTATCCTGTGATTCCACTAAAACCACGTATACATCCTGTGAATGAGGTAGATGTAATCCCAGTATAAGATATTATTTCATTATCAATTTTTAATAATCCATGTTCAGATGGAAATCCCTTTGTACTCGGTACATTAATAGTTGTGTCAGTAAGTGAAACATCAGAAGTAATAGTTGTTACACCCACAACTACTTCAGGTACTAAATTATCAACTTTAATATATTGATCAAAGTTACTGATTAAATCAGTAGGTCCTCCTTGAAATTCCTGAGAAATATAATATTGCTTTAAAAATTCTGAAAAATTAGGAAAATCAGATACCACAAATTCGGGTAACTGACTCTCAATTATACTATTGACTTGTATTCTTTTGTCAATTTGTGACATAAATTATTTCCTCTCTAAATCTCCATTAGAGTAACTTGATGTATAATAATCTCTTGTGAACACAACACCTGAAACATCTTCACCTGAAGCAATCACATCCTTAACAGTATTTATTGTACTTTTTGATACATCAAAACTAAGATATAAATCTTTCAATCCCACTACATCATTCGATTCTGGAAATGCTTGAACTTCAATTATGTTGTTTTGTGATACAGTGGATGTAATATTAATTGTGTTCAGTATGACCTCTCCTTTTTTATAGTCAACAACACCAGCATCCTTTATCAAAACTCTTTGCTCATTCTTGTTATTTTTTGAAACAACACTGAGAGTTCCCATATTACTGCCATCTAGATTACCAGATGCATTTTTATTAGGAACATCTGTTATATAAGCAACTTCATTAAATCCATTTATGGTAAATCCTGTACTCTTAATATTAAAACCTGCAGGATTGACATAAAATTTATTACCATAGCAAAGTTCATATTGTGCAAATTGATTGAGAAGTGCCTTTAAATCTCTTCTTAAAATTACTTTTGTAATATTAGAAGTGATTCCATTATTAACACGGTCAATTAAAGTGCTAACTTTACTATATTTAAACCTACCACCAAACTTGTTTATCTCAACATTATTAGCATATTCATTCAATGCACTTACAATTTCACTTCTCAGTGATTCAGATGAGGAAACTTGAGATGGATTATAATAAATGTTTGAGTTAATTTCCACAAATAGTAGTTTTAAGTCAACTATCTCTGAATTGATACCAGCGATAGCGTAGCTTTTTAACTTATTTTTTATTTGAGATTTGTCAAAGTCTGATACAAAAGTACCATTTTTTGGTTTGATACTTATCTGAACTTTACCAAATTGTGGTGGGTCTAACTCTTCTCCACCTATAACAGCGACTGATTCAGTCTGTGGGAAAATATTACCGATTATTGCTTCATAATCTCTTGGTGTAACTGCTCTATATTGGGCAGAATAGAGTCTTGGAGCAAAGTATTTAATAGAAGACACATCTTCAACTTCGGAACCGTTAGAAGCGTTTTGAACGGTAGATACGGTTACACTAGTTGAAGGAGTAAACAAGGTATCATCACTCTTCGTAAATGTTCCTTGGAAACTGAAATCAGATGCACCATTTCCAGTTTCACCATCAGTAACAATATATCTTACAGTAATTGTTGAATTGTTTTCTAATTTTCTACCAAATAATCCATCACCAAATAATATTTCATATTTTTCATCTTGAACTTCCTGTGCAAGGTATATTTCAGAGTTTTTATCTATATTCAAAATATTATCAACCATGCTATATTTTCTACCAATGCTTGTATCGTTAGGACCAGATACAAATACTCTGATGGTTGAACTATCAATATTTGGAGTTTCAATAATATACCTTTGATCGACAGAGGTATCAACACTATAAACTCTTGTTAGATATGTGCCTTCGTGAATCGTGATAGGGTTGTCAAATTTAGCAAATGATGTTCCATTTACATCAACAACTCTTGTGGAAGTTATGTCATCTGGAATTGAAAACCGATATGTAGTATTCTGAGCAGACCCTATACAAACTAAACCTGAACGGAGCTTTAAAAACTTTGTAGTGCTATCATTTGTTGCTCCAACATTTATATCACCAATACGAATAGTCGCTGTTGCAGCAGTTTTTGAACGGGGTACATAACCAATATTTCGAGCAAGGGATACTACATTTTCACGAATCGTTGCAGAGTCTAAAAATGATTCGTTTGCAACTAAGTTTGCATTAAATGAGTTAATGTATGTATTGTAAGCAAGAGTATCAATTAAAACGGAGAAATTAGAACCTTCAAAGTCAAAATCTGCAAAATTTGAGTTTGAACGAAGAAAATTTTTAATCTGTGCTTTGATATCATCAAAGTCTAAACTTGTAAACTGTGTAAAGGGCATATTATCTCGTTGGTTCTAGTAAAAAGGTAAATCCTTGAGTTGGTAAATCCAAACCTTTTATATCAAAAAGCACTTTTACTTCAAATGTGTTGTCATCAGGTCGAGATGTGACCTCGATTCCGACATTATCAACTCTTGGTTCAAAATTTCGGACAGTATCACGAATTTGGTCTTCAATAACGTTAACTGTTGTTCGTGAAAAGTTCTCAAAAAGTGAACCACGAATATCTGTCCCAATTAAAAGGTTAAAAAACCTCTCAGTAGGTATTGTTTCGACTAAATTTCGGACTGATCTTACAATTGCTCGTTCATTTATAAGGACAGGTAAGTCTTTTGTCACTGGATGAGGTGTAAAAGACAAACTTATATCCTTAAATGATCTAGATTTACGAGTAATCGACATTATTAATGCTTTTAGATTTATTTATACCCTATCTTGCATAATCATTCATTACATAATCATCACTATCAAAGTATTCAAGCACCCAAAAGGCAACACAACGTGGATTTTTCGCTCCACAAGTAAAAATATCGAACGCAACACAGTTTTTTTCTGGCCAAGTATGACAAGAAAGGTGACTTTCACCTAAAGTTAGGTTGACAGTCACTCCATAAGGGTCAAATTGATGTGTATAAGTGTTTAAAACCTGCACTCCTTCAATTTTACAGGCATCAACGCACACTTGTTCGATTTTATCCGCATCATTTAACTTCTCAAAGGGTACATTATACACTTCAACAAGTAAATGTGTACCCATGTGGGCATTTTTTACGTGTTTCATCCTAATTCTGGTTCAATATTAATGTCTACGTTGCCTGTTTTCGGTTCAAACGGTTTTCTTTCCTCTTCTTCCTCAACTTTGCTGCGTTCTTTCGCTGTTTTCCAGAAATAATTCTCTTCTGACCCCAATCCATCCCGATCATGACCGTTCTCAACTTGGTAATATACTGTTGAGACCTTAAAATCGGGCACTTTTGGTGTTTCTGGAGTGATACTGTTGTCATAAATCCTCATTCTGTTGTTTGGATAGAGGCAAAACTGCCCATTATCAAGTTCTAAGAGATTATGAGACTTATGTTCGGCAGGTTGTTCACTTGTTGAGTAGTCAACAGCGTCTACATCAGCGTGATAGTTGTCTAAAGTGCAAATATAAGTGCCTGTTTGGTTGCCAAAGTCTCTTGTATACACTTCATAGTGCATTGAACCGATAAATTGCTTCTGAACAGCGATAACTCCATAGTCCATA